TGGCTGCGCAGTACCACCATCGCTATTTGTTGTACCAAAAGCACGCTGTTGCATTTTTTGTGCTCTATTTCTTGTGGCCGATCCGCCCGTTGTTTGGTTGGGGGCTGGTTGTGTTGGAGCAGGGGTCGGCCTCGCTGGTGGTGGCGGATTTTGTGAATCAACGTTATAATCCTCTAATGTTGATGCACCAAACAATCTTGCAACAGCCATCTTACTATAGTTGGTCTTGTACAGATCTCCAAGACGTAAACGTATAACAGGTGTTGCGCCGGGGATTTGTGAAAATGGTTGGATGAAACGAAGATTTTCAACAGTAACTTTTCTTCCTTGAGTCCATTGTGGGTAAATCATCATAGCAAGACGATTTACTTTGTACCACATAATGTCGTGGTCTTCTGGGTTCATTGCAACCATTTTAAAGTTAACGCTTACAGTTCTTGTGGTGCCTTTATAGATTTGAACTTTATCCATGCGGCCATAACCGTCTTGAGCGGTATATTCAACACTGAAATCTTCACTGGCTTCCTCAAGAAACGCATGAAACGAAAGTATTTCGTTTGTTCTTAAGTCGTGAATGTAAAACGGCATGAAATCCGCTTCCAAAGCTTCTTCAACATCTCGTACCACGTTTGCAGCGATTCTACCAGACTGTGCAGCGTTCAGTCTTTCATTATCGCTTAAAGTTGTTATTTGAGAGCTTTGATAGTTTGCTGGTGTTCCAACGTTTAAACCCATTTCGTCCCAATGAGTTGAAAAACCGTTTCTATTATATTTTCCCAATCCCACGTTGTTGAATGTATCGGATTCACCAGCAAGAGGCAAACCAAGCATACCAGCAGTTTTATTACTCCATGCCAAACCAGTTTGATTGCTCAAACGAGATTTAGAAATATAGTTTTGTCGAGTGTCTGGGAGGCTATCCACATATGATGTGTTGCTTCCTGTTACTGCTAGTGAGCTGTTAACGGTACCATTGTTGATGTTTTCCGCAGCTTTTGCTCTTATGTCGAACTCAAACTTAACTTTGTCGCCCATTCCCATCAAAACATTGATAAAACGAACGATTTTCAAGTCACGGATTTTGCGTATCAAGTTACCAATACCAGCTATAGATGCTCCACCTGTGAAATCAACAGCTGTATCTTCAACAAGAGTGATACCACTTCTTAGAAGTTCTCGCAGAATAACGTTCAATCTACCGCTTTCAGTAAGAACTCTTAAGGCAGTGCTTGCAACTTGTTGTCCGGCTGTAATGCCAGTTCCTTCGTTTCCAGCAGTTGTAGTAAAACCAGAAAAGCTAAAACCGAAAAACTCTTGAATACCAGCATTTAAACACTCTTCTGTTCTGTGGCGGGTATAAGAAAATATACCATTGACTCCAAGAAACTGAGAAGCTATGTCCCCAGCATCAACTTGACTTAATGGATATACACCAGAGTTTTGCAAAACAGAAGCACCAAGCAAACGTTTCTTTTCGTTATTTCCCAAGTTTGCAAAAGATGAGGGTGCATCTGGGTCACCTATCAAGTTAAGTGCATTAATCAATGCTGTAAGGCCGCTCAACAACAAAACGTAAGCCAAGATCATTGCAATGCACAAAGCGATTTGGCCTATAGATATAAGACTATCAAACTGGGAATATACGTTATATTGCGATCCGTATGTTTGTATGTCGTCGGTGTTGTCGATAAAGTTAGAATTGTTTGGCTTTTCTACGCCTGTAAGCTTTTTGATTTGAAAGGCTGGAGTGAATCTTCCAAGACTTACACGCTTTCCGATTCTTTGCTCGGAAGGAATGCCCATTCTTGTTTCGGCTTCTGCAATGTCACCAGCATCATTGGAGCGTATAGCAAAATCCAAACCTGCACGTCCTTGAACAGCTTCAAACATAATGTTCAAACCAATGTCTTTCATTTGCTCGATTGTCATTGGTGGCGCATCTGTTGCGGTTGCTGGTTGGCTTGCAACATAACTGCCAGTAGCGTAGTTAACTCCGTTACTTAGATTGCCAGCGTTCTTATAAAAGAAAGAACCAAGAGTGATCTTGCCGTCAGCTTTGTTTTGAGCGATATCTTGCGTTATAAACATGTTGACATCGTTGTGATTTCTTGTAGCCAACAATGTTCTATCAACGTTTTGACCGTGTTCTAGTGAACCTTGATTGATACCGTTCTCATATAAACCAAGAGCAAAGTTTCTTGGACCATTCGCATTATCTGTTTTATAATGAATGCCAAATTTATCGTGTGTAACAATCCTTGGATCGCTTGTAATCGTTGGCATCGTCATGAAATCAACGATAGCGTGTTTTTGCTGTGCGAGTTCTATTTCCTCGCCAAACCCTACTGTTTGTATTGGTAATCCAACAACAGGAATGTTGTTAACTTGTGTCCGTTCACCGGTATATTCTGCGAGTCTATCAAGAACAGGTTGTGCTACGTCTATACCAGCATCGATTGTTGGTGCAACTGGAGAAGTACCTACGTCTTGATAGTATATTGTTAAACGCCTAGAAGATACCACAGGAGATGGTGCATCCGATGGGATAGGAGCAGACAATAAATCTGATGGTGGTGGAACAATAGGCGGCATGAGTTACCTTGATGGATAACTATTTAGAACCTTGTTTTTTCGCTATTTCTTCATATGCTTGCGAAAGACCGTTAAACTTACCTTGAAGCTGATCAAGCATACCTTTAATAGCCACAACGGTCTTTTCTTTTTCGTTTTCGTCTTCGATTTGACCTAAAAGACTTTTGATTATTTGATTTGACAAAACTTGTTCACGTAGTTCTTTGTTTGATATCATTTTAGTTTACACCTATTGCGGAAGTAGTGAATGCTCCGTTTTTAAATCTATCGTTCGCTGTTTGAGTTGTTCTGTTTGCATGTGTTTTCAATGATGCCACAAGTTGTTGTGCTTCAATCGACACTTGAACGTTGATTTGTGCATTTACAGCAGCGTTACGAACTGCTAGGGTTTGTCTGCCCCCCAAACCAACCTCTGCCTGTCGCAACGAAACATTAATGTCAGTGTTTAATCTAGCCAAATCAGCAATAAACGCATTATAAGAACTGACCATTCCTTGAATATTTGTTGTTAGTCTGCCACTGATTACATTGGAGATTCTTTGTATACGAACAGCAGGTGTACCTGCTGTTGTGTCATCACCAAAATAAGAATCCAAACGAGCAATTAAACCTTCGTCATCTGCAAAGATATTATCTAGACTTCTTTGCATAGCATCTAGGTTAACTGTAGACGAACTTGTTATGCTTGTTACCATACCAGCAATATTGTCTATGAGAGGAGTCATCACTCCCGACAATCTTTGTATTTTTCGTGATATATCGCTATCTCTAATGATCGACCCCAAAACTGCTAGCTTTTGCAATTTATTATCTGAGCTTGCGATATTACTAAATGGGTTTTCTGCTTGATTGTCGATAAACTTTCCAACTATTGCGTTAATCACAGAAAACGCATTTTGAATTGTCTTTTTTACGTTAGAAGATATATCACTGTCTGGTCCACTGATTTGGCTAACTGCGTTATATATTTCTCCAAACTTAGTTGTCAAACCAGATATATTAGCAGCGAATTTGCTTCTTTTTAGAAGCGAATTAATTGTAGCGACTCGATTATGAAGATCGATGTTGTATAAAGGGTTCAGTATATACGTTAAATCACTTGACGAATTTCCTCCTTCAAGAGTCTCGCTTGTTATCGTTTCTAGTATGCTGGATGTGGTTTGCAAAGCTGTTGTTATTTTATTTGTTGTTGTATTTTCGCTTTGCCCACCAGAAGGAAAAGCATCACTTATCGTTTTTATGCTTGCTACAATTGTAGCAAGCATCTCAAATGTAGATTTCATAGCTGAAACTTTTGCTAGGAACCCTTTTGTGCCACCCTCTCTTTCACCAAAATTAAGACCCGCAATCTTACCTATTAGTCTTTGCAACAAATCTGGTATGCCACCAGAACCAGAGGAAGAGAAAAACCTTAACAGTTTCATCATTTCAAGCTTAATACCCAAAATTGAATCTTCGATCTTCAACTCACGCCCTTGATCAAAACCTCTAGCAGCCCCAACAAAATTTGAAAAAAAGCTTGTTATCGAACTAATCATTTCAAACGTGGCTTTAATTGCATTTAATTTTGTCGTAAAACCACGAGGAATATTAGGTAAATTGTTAATAGAAGTAATAAGAGCAGGCAAGTGGTCTACTATTCCTGAGAGCACACCGGGCAATGCTCCAAGAACATCGCTCATGAAGCTTCTAGTGCTAGCTAGTATATCTCCAACGTCACTAGCCGATACTCTGCCTTGTGGTGTATGTAAAGCGTTATACATTACATTAGAAGCAGCTGCCACAACTGAACCAATAATTTCGCCTACACTATGAAGTATTGCTCCCAGCTTATCATAAACACTTAGTTGATTTGCCGATATGTTTGTAGGCATTGCACCAAGAGATGTAGTTAAGAACGATTTGAGCTTATCTATCAAACTTTCTATAGACGTTCCCACCTTTTCAATCAAGACCCTAAAATCATTAATGACGTTTCTAGCTTGTTCGGGCGTCATGCGATTAAGACCCTCAAAAGCCTTAATAGCATCAGCGGACTTCATTACGCCACTCAATATCGAGGCAATACCTGTAAAAATAGGTCCAAGAGCTTGTGCCGCTCTAATGTTGTTTTCATTAATGTTCGGCAAGCTCAAAATAGCGGTTAATGGTTCTGTTATACCTTTAACCAAATCCTTAATACTGCCAGATACAAGAGTAATGATATCTTTCATTGCTTTAATTTTAGCTTCGAATTGGCTGCTTTCTGCCAAATAACCGACCCCGGCACCAATTATCGCACCGACAGCTGCACCTACGGGACCAGCCAACATTCCGATACCTGCCCCAGCAGCCATTCCAGCCATAACACCGCCTCCACCGCCCGAAGGAATAAGTTGCATTATTCCTCCGATCAAACCAGCAATGGCAGTTAATATTGAGCTGATAGCTTGACCAGCACCTTTAATAAGATTCACATTTCTTACCACCCTTAGCATATCTCTTAGTTTGTCCATAATCTGACCGATAGAACTTCCAAGAGTGCCTATGATTTTAGATATTGATGTGCCAAACTCTTTAAACACGGTAGCATCTGGGAGATTGCTGCCCGCAAAAGCCGCTGCGAAATTTGCTAAAGGTGCAATGATTCCACTCATTCCTCCCAAAACAGCACTAATAAGTGCTGTTTTTGCTTGCATGGTAGCAACGTCACCTGTGATATTAAGCCTATCGAGTGTAGAAACAATGCCTGTTGCCATTGTTCGAACCACATCATTTAATTTATTAAGGATATCTTCGGCTTGTCTCGAACTTCCTGATGCTCTTTGATATGGCATTAACCCTTGCAACATATCTCCCACAGCTATATAAAAACCTGTGAACTTATCCATTACCATTGCAACCATGTTGACTTTGGCTGGTTTGATTTCACCGAATTTATCTAGAATTATTTTTGCTGTGGTTGCTATAGCTTCCACCGCTAAACCTATACTTGCCATACCAGCAATCGCTGCTGCTGCCACCGCACCCAAACTAAAACCTTCTGCTGATCCAATCCCAGTTGCCACAGCAAGTAATCCGGCAGCAGCATAGAAAATAAGAACCATTTCAGCCATAAGTTTTGCAACAGCTTCTATTTGTTCTGCTTTTGGGGCAATCTTTGCAATCTCTATAATATGCGAAACGGCGTACTCTAAACCGGCGATAATACCGGCCAAAGCTAACAACCCACCGACTGCTACAGGATTTGGTTTAATCGCACCCAACAAATCAAACAATCTTGTTTGAACCAATATGGCCGTTATAAGAGCAATGCCAGCAAACATAGCACCAATAGCCAAAAATGATTCTAGTTTAATATTTGCTTCTTCATAGATCTTGGCAAGACTAATTATGGCCCTAACAGCTATATAAACACCAAGGGCAACCGCAGCAATAGTGCCAGCAATCTTAAACAAGCCTCTAGAGATACCACGGAATGTTTCTTCTTGTTTTGAAATAGTTGTTTCAGTTACAGTACCATCAGCCCCAGTTGCTCTCGTTACTTTTGTAACTCCATCAGCAATATTGTTAACAGTTCTGCTTGCCCCGGTTAGTAAAGCTCCAATTCCTTGAATAAGCAAAGCAACACCACCACGAATAAAACCAAATAAAAGTGCTGGCCCGAACAAGAAAGCAAGAGTACCAAGAATTATTTTCTGAAGGTGTGGTTCGATATATTTCTTGTAAAGAGTCGATAGCAAATCAACCAACAATCCACCAATATCATTTAAAACAGGTCCAAGTTCTGTGTATACGTAATCGAATGCCTGTTTAAACATTCCTGCGATACCTTCCCCTAAAACACCTGCTCCACTGGAGGCAAAGGAAGATGGGTTTTTGACAAAATCTACTATCATCTTAAGAAGATCTTTGAGGGCACCTAATGCATAACGTGCGCCTTCAACAAATATCGAACCAACAGCTTTATAGAACGATTTAAGACCATCAAGGAACTTCATACCAGAAGGTGTTCCCTTAGTGAAGAAATCAAAAAAGATCTTCTTCATATTCTTCATAAACTCTTGCACGCCTGCTTTTGGATCAGTTTGCAAAGCCTGAAAGAATTTTCTGAATTCTTCTTTGACGTTTTTCATTAGCTCTCTAAAACGTCTTGGATTAAACATGTCAGCAAGACCTTTGAGCATTTGTTTAATTCCGGGGAACTCTTTAACAAACATTCGGCCAACATCTCTACCAGCCCAATAGACTTCCCTCATACTTCGCTGGAGATTCCTAGTGACTTCCCTAAACTCTTTTGTTCGTCTTATACCGAACTCAAACCCTTTCGCAAATACGTCAAAAAACGAACCTTTCATAGCACTACCGCTTTGTACAAGTCTTTGAACTGATCTAGCCAATATCTGCATGGCTTCAGCTTGCGACATTTGCGCTTTCTGCTGTTTTTTCATTTGCGCTTCAACTTGAGCGCCTGTCATAGCCCTGTTTTTCTGCGAGAAGGCTATCCTTGCTTCTTCATCAGATATACCAGCTTGTTCTGCAAGATATTTTCTTGCTTGCGATGTCATCGATTCATATCGCTGCCCGGTTTTAAAGAACGCTTGTCTGAGGTTATCCATTTTCTTAACTGGATCAGCCTCCATTTGCTTCAACGGATCAAGCGCAATACCAAATGCTTCTGACAACTTAGCTGCTTGCTGTGCTGCGTCTTCGAAGTTAAATGCTTTGTCCGTGATTTTCTTAAGCGTTTCCATAGAAACACCTAGTTTTTTCACGTATGCACTTACTTTGACCATTTCATGTGGTGCCAAGATACCGAAAGTGATTGTATCTTTCATCATCACTTCCATATCTTTACCAATCTCTTTAACCGATATGCCGAAAGCTTTTTGCCCTTGAGCTAAAGCTCGGGTCATTTCACGAGTTGCTTGAGCACCAGACATTCCAGTTTCTTCAGCTCTTAACTGGAATGCTTTCATTGCTTCGCCGCTTAATCCCGTAGCTTTTCGTAATAACGTGAACTCTCCTTCGGCACCTTTAAGTGATTCTGCAAGCCTGTTAGCTAATGGCCCCATTTGCTTGAACATTTCCATGTTTTCTTTTAACATGTTAGCCAAACCTTCTCGGCCATAACCAAACACCCTGCTCAAACGAAGACCAGATTCACCAAGCTTTTTGGTGCTTTCTGTCATGTTTTTTACCGCAGCAGATGTGCCAACAGATAAATCGCCAAACTCTCCACGTAGATCTTCTAATGCTTGCCTGTATGGGTCACTGCCACTACCAGCTGCACCTTGGAAGAAATCCATCAACCTTCCCGGCAACGACATGAATATCCCGCCGATATCCTTAAGCAAACCAAAAGCACTTCCACCCAACGACAATATGTTTTTAAACAAGTTGGTTGAAAGACTTAATCCAGCTTTAAATCCATTTGCAAACTCAGCAGGAACGCTGATTTCTTTAACTTTTTCTGCGATCTTTCCTAAAACACCTTCAAGTTTTGAAGCTTCTTTTTCAGCAACGTTTGATAGTTCGTTACCAAACTCTTTTGTTTTCTCTTGAGCTTCTTTTAGGGATTCTGTTACTTCTTTAACCTTTGTAGCATCAATCTTACCAAAGCATTCTTGTGCTTTACACAAAGCATCAACAAGTTGAGCTTGAGCGTGATAAGCCTCGGTTTGTCTTTCAACCTGTACAGTGATTTGCTGCATGGTCGCTAGTAGTTGTTGTGCTACTTTTAGGTTATCAGCTGTTGCCATCTATAAAACGCTCCTGCTTACGATAAGTATCAATACGAACATTTTGTTGGTAGTATTTATGTTGTGAACTGGGATGCTTAACATGGATGAAAAAGCGGCAAACAAGATACTAAAAGAGTTTTTACGGGTTCCTTACTTGGAAAACCCTGTTTCTATGGCTTTGTCAAGCTATAGAATGACTACGTTAGGCAAACTAGTGTTTGCTTCAATCATTACCACAATGGTTACAGGTCAACGTTCACCATTCAAACTTTCCGGTGATCCTAGAAAGATTGAGATTCTTTCAAAAGCTGTACAAAGCTCAAAACGTTTTCAAGATGAAATCAAACGTCCCGGTGCAACCGTTGACTCCGTTATCAGAGCCTTGGATGCAAAAAACATTGATGCAAACAACTTTCGCTCAATTTTCGGTGTGGACTTCCCATTATGATTTGTAAAACGCCCCCTCTGCCCTATATACTAATAGGAGAGGTAACGTTTTATGGAATACAAATACGAAGGACATTCACTCAAATCCGGTATCTACAAAATCACAAATAAACTAAACGGAAGAATCTACGTTGGTTCTGCCAAAGAGTTTAAACGTCGTTGGAGCCAACATGCATCTTCTCTGCGAAATCAGAAGCATCAAAACAAGTTTCTTCAAGCAGACTTTAACAAATGCGGAGAAGAAGCTTTTGTGTTTGAGGTGTTAGAGGTTACAGAAGGTAAAAGTAAAGAGGAAAGACTTTTGATAGAAGAAGGATATATCAAGCAACATTATGATTCTGGGGATATGTGTTACAACCTTTGTGATCGGGCTATTAGCAGAGATGGTTGTAAGGATAAAGATCCAGAGAAAACTCGACTAAAGCGTTCT